TTTCAGTTCTGAGGGTGCACACGTTGCACTTACTCATAAAAATCAAGGTGGTCCGGCCAACGGACACGACTATCACCTAATCATGAAGTCTACAAAGGGAATCTCCCCTGAGTTTATTCAGAAGGTACAGAAGATTCAAATTGAAATGGAACTCCCTGAGTTTCTAGAAAAGTTCTTTGGATTGTATGGCTCTGATGGTGAAGTTCTAGCCCGGCTAATGGGCTATGTAAAGCCTGAAACAGAAGTTGAAGAGGAAGATTGGTGGGAAAATTATATCGAAGAAAGACTTTCTGCTTTCACGATTATCAAGTCCCTGCATGAGTCTGATGACCTTACTAGTGCACTTTCTCGCCTGACTGAAGACCAATATCTGGATGTTCTTAATGACCAAGTTGTTATTGAGAAAGCCATGAAAGAATTTACTGAAGGCGATAAGCCTGAAGTGGATAGCTCAACAAAACCTAATCAAGTTGAGAAGAACGTTGAGCCATCCGGCTCGAAAGCAAAAACAATTAAGGAAAAAGATATGACTATTAAGACACCTGAAACGGTTGAAAAGTCGGCTGACCATATTTCCGTAGAAAAAGCTCTAGATGAACACAAGGTTCAACTGGCTAAGGCTCTGGAAACAATCGAAGCTTATAAGGCTGCTGAAAAGGCTGCTATTGTTAAATCGAGAACAGATACTGTCTCTGAAATCATTAAGGATGAAAAGCAACGTGCTGTGGTTCTAAAGACTGCACTCGCAATTGAATCTGAAGAAGACTTCAAGGAATATGTAGAAGTGATGAAGGCTCTTGCTACTTCGGTAGATAAGTCTGCCCTATTCCAAGAGCAAGGTGCTAGCGCCGACTCTACAGAAGATAAGCCAACGGAGAGTGCAGTAATGCGCATCCTGAAGGCACAAAAAACTAAATAATTTTAGGAGAAAAATATGCCTATTATCGCAACTGATGATTTCCGTTATTCTTACCTTGTTAAGGAAGAACTATGGCCTGAGCAAGCATTCTGCCGGATTGCTGCTACTGTAAATGAAAGTGCTGCTAAGACTATCCCTCTTGGCTCTGTTGTTGGTCTTGTGACTGCAACGGGCAAGTATAAGGTATCTGTGCAGACTGCAACCGATGGATCGCAGAATGCTGTTGGTCTAGTTGTTAAGAAGACTGATGTTGGCGCTGGAACTGATACAAAGGTTCTCGTGATGCATCGTGGTCCAAGCGTTGTTTCTAAAGCTGCTATCGTTTTCGATGCTTCTTTTGATACTGATGCTAAGAAGGCTGCTGTGTACGCTGCTCTAGAAGCAAAGAACATCCAAGTCAACGACGCTGTATAATAAGAAAGAAAAATAAAAATGGCTACTACTATTCGCAGCTATGCAAATCCTTATGAGAAGATTGACCAAACACCGGAAATCAACGTTGTTCCTAACAAGTGGGGACTGATTAACGAACTGGGAATCTTCAATACCGAAGGTGTTACTCAGCATACGATTTCCGTTGAATCTTACAACGGTACGCTTGGTCTGATTACTGACCAAGTTCGCGGGGCACGTAACCTCGTGAATAAGGACGACCTACGTAACATTCGTGCTTTCAGCATCCCTCACTTCCCAGTGGATGATGGTGTATCGCCTGAAGACGTTCAAGGTAAGCGGGCTTATGGCTCAGACGGTATCGAAACTGTTGACGTAGTTATCGCCCGTAAGCTGGCTCGTATTCGTCAAAACCACGCTATCACGCTTGAATTCTCGCGTGCCTGGGCTCTGACTCGTGGTGAAGTGTACGCTCCAAACGGAACTGTACAAGCTAACTACTTTACGGAATTCGGTGTTACTCAGAAGGTTATCGACTACACTCTAGGAACAGCAGGAACTAACGTTATTGCTAAGTCTGAAGAAGGTCTGTCGTTTGTCCAAGATAACGTGATGACCGGTGAAGTTGTTAACAACGTAGTTGTACTTTGCTCTCCAGAATTCTTCGCTAAGCTGATTGACCACGCTTCTGTTAAAACTGCATTCCAGTTCTACACAAGCACTCAAGAACCCCTGCGTCAGCGTCTTGGAACTGGTCTGTATCGTCGTTTCGTGTTCGGTTCGATTGAATATATCGAATACCGTGCTTCGTACAACGGTCAACGTCTGATTCCAGCCGGTGAAGCTTACATGATCCCTGTGGGAACAACTGACACATTCATGACTTACCATTCTCCTTCAATGAAGTTTGGTGCTGTGAATACGGTTGGTGAAGAAATGTACGCTTACACGTACTACGATCCACGCGATGAGAAGATTCTGATTCAAACCGAACAGAATACTCTGAACCTGATTCGTCGTCCACAAAGCGTAGTTAAGCTTACTTCGAGCAACTAAGCAAC